GTGATAATATCTGGATTCTTGGTAGACAACAAGAGAAAAAAGGTACAGAAATTATGGGTTATCATTTTATTATTAATGTAGAGAAATCTAGATTTGTTAAAGAGAAATCTAAAATTCCTATATCTGTAACATGGGAAGGTGGTATTGAAACATATTCTGGATTATTAGATTCAGCAATGGAAGGTGGATATGTAGTTAAACCTACCGTGGGTTGGTACTCTAAGGTTGATAAAAAAACTGGTGAGATAGAAGATAAAAAGGTTCGTGCTACTGAAACACTTAAAGAATCATTTTGGAAACCTATCTTTGATAATACAGATTTTAAAGAATATCTTAAACGTAAATATGAAATAGGTCACGCAGAGATGATTAAGAATGCAGATTGAAACATTAATCTTACGTAACTTAATGCTCAATGAGGATTATACTAGAAATGTAATCCCACATTTAAAAACTATATATTTTGAAGAACCATATAGAGCAGTCTTTAATGAGATAGTTGGTTTTGTTAATAAGTATAGTAAATTACCAAGTGCTGATGCACTATCAATTGAATTAAAAAATAATCCTAAAATTGGTTCTGATTCATTAGCTCTTATTCCTGAAATAAGTGTAGCTGAAGGTGAACAAACTCAAGAATGGTTAATAGAAAAAACTGAAAAGTGGTGTCAAGATAGAGCAATTTATTTAGCTATTATGGATTCTATTAATATTATAGAAGGAAAGCATGATACATTAAATAAAAATTCATTACCTGAAGTATTAAGTAAAGCTCTCTCAGTTAGTTTTGATTTAAGAGTAGGGCATGATTACGTAGATGATTCTGATAATCGTTATGAATTTTATCATAGAGCAGAAGAACATCTTCCATTTGATTTAAAAATGTTTAATAAGATTACCAAAGGTGGCCTTGTTAATAAATCTCTTAATGTTGCTTTAGCTGGTACAGGTGTTGGTAAGTCATTATTTATGTGTCACATAGCAGCAGGCGCTTTAACTCAAATGAAGAATGTATTATATATCACTATGGAAATGGCTGAAGAAAGAATTGCTGAACGTATTGATGCTAACCTTATGAATGTACCTATTGACCAATTAGAGAATTTGTCAAAAGATATGTTCGATAAGAAATTACATAAGCTTACTGATAAAGGTGTAGGTAAATTAATTGTTAAAGAGTATCCCACAGGAGCAGCAAGCTCTATTCACTTTAGAGCATTGCTTAAAGAATTAAAACTTAAACGTGATTTTATACCTGATTTAATTTGTATAGATTATTTAAATATATGTGCTTCATCAAGAATGAAAGCAATGGGTGGTGCTATTAATTCATATACATATGTTAAAGCAATTGCAGAAGAATTGCGTGGCTTAGCAGTAGAATATAATTTGCCTATTGTTACAGCCACACAAACTACTCGTTCAGGCTTTGGTAGTTCAGATGTTGGATTAGAAGATACATCAGAATCATTTGGTCTACCAGCAACAGCAGACTTAATGTTTGCTATTATATCTACTGAAGAACTAGAAGATTTAAATCAATTAATGATTAAACAATTAAAAAATAGATACAACGATCCAACCGGTAAAAACAAAAAGTTTGTCATCGGAGTTGATAGAGCTAAAATGAGATTATATGATGTAGAAGATACTGCTCAAACACTCAATGTTGATGAACCCCCTAAAGAAAATAAATATGAGGATTTTAACGTATGAACTTACTTACAGCAGCAGGTTGGGGTACAAAATATACTAACCTAGCAAAACATATATCTACATGGTCAAAAGACCCAAGCACTCAAGTTGGAGCAATAGTCGTAGGTGGTGATGGTCAAATATTATCACAAGGATTTAATGGTTTCCCGAGAGGAATAAAAGATTCTGATGATAGACTAAATAATCGCGAAAGAAAATATGAATTAGTTGTACACGCAGAAATGAATGCAATATATAATGCATCTCTTACTGGGGTATCTTTAAGAGATTCTACATTATATGTGTATGGATGCCCTGTTTGTAATGAATGCGCTAAAGGTATTATTCAAGTTGGTATAAAAAAGGTTGTTGCTGTAAGGCCTAAAGATATGCCAGTTGTATTAAAAAGATGGGATGAATCAATAAAAGTAGCTGGAGCTTTATTTAGAGAGGCTGAAGTAATGTATTTAACAGAGGTCGAAGATGAGTGAAATAGCTTTTAGAAAATGGTCTTTTGTAGATAAAAACGATTTAGATAATGAACATTGGTATGTACGATTGGAAGGTGGAGAATTTCATGGTGTCATTTATAGATATATGGAAATTAAATTAAATGAAACAACTGAATCCATAAATTTTGATTATGAAATTGTAGATTATCCAATGGATGACCCTCATGGTAATCCTAAATTTAATCAAGCTGCTGGTGATATATTAAAAAGTATCTTAGATGATGCAATGGAAAAACAGGACTATATATTAGGTCCAAAGAAAGAATGAACGTAAAAGAAACATTGACGATATTATCAGAAGAGTGCGCGGAAGTTATACAAGCAAATTCTAAATTAATTAGATTTGGTCCATACGATGAAGATAATGTAAATGAATTAGAAAAAGAGCTTGGTGATATTATGGCTGTAATACTCATACTTGATTATTATGGCTATGTTTCAACAGAAAATATAACAGACAATATTGTTCCTAAGCTTCAAAAGCTGAAAAAGTATAGTAAAATAAAGAATTTAAATAAAATCATTAAAAGTTTATAACTTATAAATAGTTCTATATTTGTAATCAACTTAGGATTTTTAATGCATTCTTTTAAAGAACACGTAGATGAGGCCTCATCTCTAAAATTTATTACTTTACTTCCCCCTAAAGTAAGACACGCCATAAAAAGATATGCCCACCAGGATAAGTACAAAGGTGCTTTGTATATGTATCGTTCATTTCTAAAAAATAAAGATATGCAGGCTAGAGGCTTGTCCAAAAAGAAAATGCAAGATATTGCAGCCGACCATTTTGGTTTAGACCATAGAGAATTTTATAAAATACTTGATCGTAAGACAAGATACGAAGAAGCTCCACCAGGAATGTCAGGCACTGTAAAGAAATTTAAAGCAGATGGGATGGATGACGATAAAGCATTTGCTCTTGCTTGGTCAATATATAATAAAAGGAATGAAACTATATCAGAAGCATATACAGTTGCAATAGATAAAGATAGTGAGATTGATGATTTAAATTATCCAAAACAATCAGAAAAGGATGCTCTTAAATTATTATACGCTCATTTAAAAACTACCTATCCAGACTTTGACAATCCTTTAATATTTGACCCTAATCCAGATAGTGAGTCTAGTCGTCGGGCTGTTAAAGTTCTTTCAGATTTAGAAGCAAAAGGTTTTAGTATAGTAGATGTAAAAAAGAATAACTTAACCATAGATGGTAAAAAAATTGATTGGGGTAGTGACTTACCACCAATGAAATTTGGAACTGGATCTGCAGATAAGAAAATTGATTGGACTGAATTTGGCATTAGCAATAATACTAAATATATAGAATTTTGTCAATCAATTGGATTTTTTCTAGGAAAGAAATTAACCCCAGATACTTTTGTATCAGAATTAAAAGATTTAACAATTAAAGGTGATTTTAAAATACGCGAATTTATTAAAGACGGACCGGACGGTTGGGAATATTTTATAGATTTTTGTAATGTAGACCCAGTACTTCAAAAAGAAGTTATGTTATTAGTCAATGGTTCATTCTTTTATAAAGAACAAATTAAGATTAAGAGTCCATATGTACTTTGGACCGGTATTGACACATATTATAGTAATTTAAAAAAGAAAGAAAATATTAAAGGTGATATTAAACCTAATACAGCAGATTGTTGTCTTATTGAAAATAACACACCTGAAGCATTATATAAAGCATTAGCTAGTAAAGCTCCTATAACAACTAATGAGTTAACTGGCAAATTAACATGTGGTAAGATTAGTTGGTATCAAATATCTTTAAAGAAAGTTAGAGATGGAGCTCAACTTGGCAAACTTACAACAATACTTAAAGGTACATTTGACCAAAA